AAAAGTAAAAACGACTTTATCGGACATATTATGTTTCAGCATATTATGCTTATAGTGCATTTATGGTTCGGAGTGTGGATGCTGTTAAACCTTTAACACCAAAGAGAAATGAAAATAACACTTGAGTATTATGACCATACTTCCGCAGATGAATATTGCTACACTACTGGGTATGATGTTTATGTAGATGGTAAGAAAATAGGACACACTATTGGTGAAGATGCTCAAGAGTTAGCGGACCTATTAAACGAAAGCCTTTGTAGTGAATGATTAGAACATACAAAATTTAATTAAAAACAAAACAAATGAGATTAGATAAATTAAAAAAAGAAGTAGATAAAAAGTTCGGTTTAGATATAGCCACAAGGTCAAGAAAAAGAAAATATGTATATGCTAGAAAAGTGTTTTGTAAATTAGCTAGGGAAACAGGTGCAACCTTTAAAGCAATAGGAAACGAAATAAACACAAACCACGACTTAGTGTTATTCCATTGCAATACAATAGATGTTATAGAATATCAATACAAAGATAAACACGATGAATTAATAGACGAACTAAATCTAGTATTTTCAAAGCCTTTCGCAAATATAGAAAAAGCAAAAATAAAAAAACAAATAGCACAAACAAACACAAACGAAACATTAAAACGTATTAAGTGCATTACAGACATTATAAGCGAATGGGATATAGAAACAGTCCAAGAATTTAAACAAACACGACTAGACCCATTTAACGCATCATTAAAGCACAGAGTAAAGCCTAAACAAATATTAAAAGTAAAAGGAGCAACACTAAACAACAAAGTTAAAAACCCAGTACTATGCTAATAACAAACGAGGACAATATGGAACTGATGAAGCGTTATCCAGATAACCACTTCGAACTTGCTATTGTAGACCCTCCCTATGGGATTAATATGGACGGTGGAAAAATTGGAGGTGATAATTGGGGTAAAGCAACAGAATACACTCAGAAACAATGGGATAACAAAGCACCTAATAAACAATACTTTGAAGAACTAAAAAGAGTAAGCAAAAAACAGATTATTTGGGGAGCTAATCATTTTATAGAAAATATACCTAAAGCTAACAGTAGTTGTTGGATTGTTTGGGATAAAGACAATAGCGGTAATTTTGCCGATAGTGAATTAGCTTATACAAGTTTTGACACTGCAGTAAGGAACTTCAAGTGGAGATGGAATGGAATGTTACAACAAAATATGAAAAATAAACAAAAAAGAATACATCCTACTGAAAAACCTATACAATTATACGAATGGCTACTTATGAATTACGCAAAAGAGGGCGATAAGATTTTAGACACACATTTGGGTAGTGGCTCAATAGCATTAGCTTGTAATAATTTAGGATATGACTTGACAGCTTGTGAATTAGATAAGGACTATTATAATGAAGCAATAAAAAGAATAGAGCAACACAAAGCACAACAAAGGTTATTCTAAAAAAATATAATTCTGTTTATATATTATTGAATAAACAATTTATTTCAATATGGATAATAGAAAAAATAATGGTGGTCCTAGAGAGGGTGCTGGTCGTAAACCAAAAGCACAGGAACAGAAACTAATAGAACGCTTAGACGCTATAATAGACAAAGACGAAGCAGTAGGTAAGTTAGGGGAACTAGTAGCTAAAGGTGATATGAGAGCCATACAGCTGTATTTAAGCTACCGTTATGGCAAACCTAAGGAAAGTGTAGACATCAACTCTAGTGAGGGCTTAAACATTAATTTTAGAGATTTAATAAAGTTCGTTGATTAAAGTAAAAAAGAAATATATGCCTATTGTTGAAACTGACAGTAGGTATTTTATCGTAAGCGGTGGGCGTGGTTCTGGAAAATCCTTTTCAGTAAACGCCTTACTTGTTATGCTTACATACGAACAAGGACATACTATACTGTTTACAAGATACACATTAACCTCTGCTTATATATCAATCATTCCAGAGTTCATTGACAAGCTAGAGCAGTTCGGTTCAATAGCAGACTTCCATATTACAAAAGACGAAATAATAAATAAAAAGACAGGAAGCAAAATAATATTCAGAGGAATAAAAACTTCAAGCGGTGACCAAACAGCAAACTTAAAATCTTTACAAGGTATCACAACGTGGGTAGTTGATGAAGCTGAGGAATTAGTTGATGAACAAAAGTTTGACACTATTGATTTATCAGTAAGACAACAAGGCAAACCAAACAGGATTATATTAATACTTAACCCAACTACAAAAGAGCATTTTATATACAGACGTTTCTTTGAGGATAGAGGGGTTCAAGAGGGTAGCAATATAACTAAAGAAAACACTACATACATACACACAACTTATAAGGATAACATAGACAACCTATCTGAAAGTTATATCCAACAAATAGAGCAAATGCGAGAACGCAGACCAGAGAAGTACAAGCAGCAAATGCTAGGAGCGTGGCTAAACAAAGCTGAGGGGGTTATATTTAACAATTGGAGTGTTGGAGAATTTAAGCATATAGGTACAAGCGTATGGGGTCAAGATTATGGATTTGCAGCAGACCCTAGTACATTAGTTGAAGTCAATATAGATAGTTCTAACAAACGAATATATTTAAAGGAATGTTTCTATTTGCAAAGACTAACAACTTCACAAATAGCAGAACTAAATTTAAAACACGCTAGAGAGGGTTTAATTATTGGTGATAGTGCAGAGCCTAGACTACTAAGCGAAATAAAAGCAAAGGGCTGTAATGTACGTCCAAGTATAAAAGGACAGGGAAGTGTTACCTATGGGATTAGCTTACTACAAGACTATGACATTATTGTAAGTCCAGACAGCACAAACTTAATTAAAGAACTAAATAATTATTGCTGGTTAGAACGTAAATCAAATACACCAATAGATAAATACAACCACTTAATAGATGCGGTTCGTTATGCAGTAGGCTTTCAATTACAAAACCCAAACAGAGGTAAATATACCGTATCATAGTTACTAAAATAAATTAAAAAAGTTTATATATTAATATGAAAGTAAAATTAAGCATACCAACTACTTTAAATGAAATCACTTTGGGACAGTACCAAGAGTTTTCTAAATTGGAATTAACAAAGGAAGCAGAGGTACAATCTAAGATGATTGAGATATTTTGTAAAGTACCTATTGAGGTTGTTCGTTCAATGAAAGCAAAAGATATAACAGACATTTGTATTATCATAAATAATATGTTTGACACAGAGCATCAACTTATAAATAGGTTTCAATTGAATGGTAAAGATTACGGATTTATACCAGACTTAGAAAATATGAGTTTTGGTGAGTATGTGGACTTAGATACGTTTATGGGTGATAACGATAACTTACATAGAGCTATGAACGTTCTGTACAGACCTATTGACTTAAAGCAAGGACAAAGATATATTTTAAAAGAATACGACCCAGACACAAACGAAGAGGCAAAGAACTATCCTTTAGATGCGTGTTTTGGTGCTATGGTTTTTTTTTACAATTTAGGGAAAGACTTATCGACAGTTATTCTGAACTCTTCGAGCAAACAGAACGAGGAGAATTTAGTGCAATTTCTGGCTTCACAACCAAATGGGGATGGTATAATTCAATCTATGCAATCGCTAACGGAGATATTACGAGATTTGAAAATATCACTAAATTAAACGTACACGAATGTTTGACTTATTTAACATATACAAAAGAGAAAAACGAAATAGAAGCGAGAAATATTAAAAGCAAATTCAAATGAGTTATACAGGAATAAGAGGGTACTATTTATTAACCGAAGCAATTAAAGATGCTTTACTAAGTGATGTAAATGTTAACACAGTTACAGAGGGCGATTTGTTTGATATTGATTTATCTAAGCAGTCTATATTTCCTTTATCTCATTTGATTATAAATAGTGTTACAGCACAAGAAAGCGTTTTGAGATTTAACATTTCTATACTATCAATGGATATAGTTGATGAAAGTAAAGAGCCTACAACGGATATATTTATAGGTAACAATAACGAACAAGATGTACTCAACACGCAATTAGCGGTATTAAATAAATTGGTGCAAGTTTTAAGGCGTGGCGATTTGTATAGCAGCCAATACCAACTTGAGGGCGATGCAAGTCTTGAGCCATTTGTAGATAGGTTTGAAAATAAGGTAGCTGGCTGGACCGCAACGCTTGACGTACTTGTAAATAATGACATTGAAATATGTTAGCAGATAAATACCTACAAGATGAATTAAATAAGTTCGCTAAGTACGTTATACAGCAAAGTCGAAGCAACCTATCTAAAAGCGATAGGAACGATACTAAAGGACTTTATAATAGTTTAGGGTATGATATAGAGTTAACAACAAAAGGAGCGGAATTAGGCTTTAGTATGGAGAAATACGGAGAGTTCCAAGACAAAGGTGTCAGAGGTAAATCGTCAAGTGCAAAAGCACCCAACAGCCCGTTTAGGTTTGGAAGTGGCACAGGAAAAAAAGGCGGTTTAACAACTAGCATAGATAAATGGGTTAAGCGTAAAAAAATACAATTTAGAGATAAAAAGTCTGGGCGTTTTTTAAGCTATCAAAGTACGGCTTTTTTAATTTCAAGAAGTATATATCAAAAAGGAATTAAGCCAAGTTTATTTTTTACAAAACCATTTGTAGCTGCTTTCAAAAGACTACCAGATGAATTGGTCGAGGCTTATTCTTTAGGGTTGGAGAAAGATTTAATAAAATTAACAAAACGATAAAATGGCAAAAATTAATGTAAGAAGTCCTTATTATATTTACGATACAGCAACAAACTTGACATCTGATAGGATAGATGTTTATATATATACAGGGTCACTAACGAGTTTACCAAGTACACCAAATTATACTTTAATTAGCAATGCAATAGATAACAAAGTAACTTTTGAAATAAGCGAACTAATTAAAGATTATTTTGATATTAACTTTAATGGAGGTTATGCTAGTGAAAATTATTGGATTTATTATGAAATTTTTAGGTCAATAAATGGCGGAGAATATACTAGTATAGGTTATGAAAAATTAACGAGTTTTTATGGTTATGGATATTATGAGGATGGCGTTAATCCTCAAAATGATAGTAAAGTATTACAAACAAATAGAAATATTTTAAAGTTAGCAGATACACCAGCGGTATTACCTTTATATGTTGATAGAGATATTAATGTGGCTTATTTATTAAATAATCAAATTGTATATTCTAGGAGTTTTAGTTACATTGATGACAATACCGAACAAATTAGATACGTTACTAATGGAGTTAATGGCGTTGATATGTTTGAGGATAGAGTTTTACGAGATGGCGGTTCTTTTGAGAGCAATGTATGTTTGACTGATTTTGAAGATGAATTTTCGTTATTAGCTGTTGATGAAATAAGGGTGTCGGATGTAGATGGTAATTTAACTATTATAACTGTGCAAGATATTGAGGAGTGTAAATATCAACCTTACAAAGTAACATTTATAAATAAGTTCGGTGCTTTACAATCCCTTTGGTTTTTCAAAAGAACTAACGAGGTGCTAACTACTAAAAAAGAGGAGTACAAAAGGAATACTGTTGTTAATGGGGTTTATAGTATTAATAAACATCAAAATAAAGTATTAACTAAAAACGGAAAAGAAAAACTAACTTTAAACACAGGTTTTTATCCAGAAGAATATAACGAAGTATTTAAAGAGATGCAATTAAGCGAAGATTGTTGGATTAATATAAACAGCCAGACATTGCCAATAAATATAAGTAGTAGTAGTTTAAACTACAAAACACATTTAAACGACAAGTTAATAAACTACACAATAGAAATAGATTTTGCTTTTGATACTATAAACAACATAAGATAAATGCAGATAATAGACTTATATATTAGAGATGGAAATAAGTATAATGGAAAAGGTAATTTTATTACTGCAACTAGACTTGTAGATACTGCAACAGATTTCACAAACGGAAATTTTAGAGTAGGTCAATTAATTAAAGACTTAAACTCAGGTACAGTTGGTTCTATAACTGCAATAGCACCAAGCGGTAATGATACTCTAGATATTGATGGAGGGAGTTTTAGTGGTACAAATAAAGACTATCAAATTTATGACGATTATACAAAGCTAGAATTGTTTGAAGACGAAAGTGTTTCAATTACAGATACTATTCAAAACGTAAAAGACCCAGCAAAGATATTCACTCCGTTTAGTCAACAATTTAGCGTTCCAGCATCTAAGCATAACAATAAATTCTTTAAGCATTATTATAACAGTGAAATTCAAAATAGTTTTGATGCGAGATTTCAAGGTGATGGACTTATTCAATTGAATGGCGTAAACTACAAAATTGGTAAATTGCGTTTAACTTCGGTTGAGTTAAAAAATAATGTAGCTTATTCTTATAAATTAGTATTCACAGGAGAAACGATAGAATTTAAACAAATACTTGCGGAGAATGAGTTGAGTTCTTTAATATATCCAGACAGTTTAAATTTTGAATATACAAGCGATTT